ATTATTGCTTTGCGTTGAACTAACAGTAGCATTTGTTTTAGTAAAAGAAATGTTATTTACGGGAACGGTATTAGGCTCAAGGTCTTTGTGTCTGCTTGCCGTGCCATCACTATTAAATCTCATTTGAATAAATGCACCATTATCAAAAGGTAACCAATCTTCAATAACAATAAATAAGTTTTGATAAGTGGCAGGAATTGAACTTATTGTGTTTGTTCCATTAGCAAAGGTTGTTCCGCCAGTATTGATTAAAGTCATACCACCGCTTGAAGCAGTTGCCCATTTTAAGCCTAATGCTTCAGTAGAATCGGCTGTAAGTACTTGTCCATTTGTGCCAATTGGTACTCTAGCGTTTGTTGTATTAAAACCAAATAAATCACCTTTAGTAGTTAAGGGCAATGTTGTACCAGCCTGAGTAAAGTCAAACCATATTGCAGAACTAGTAGAACTAAAATATAAAAATCCACCGTCATATTGTGTAACGCCTAAAGTCCCTGCGCTATTGACTGTTGCAGTACCAGCCGTAATAGTGCAAACACCTGCACCAATGTTTTGAATCTGTACTGAATCACCTGCTGCAAACAAGGAAGTATTAACTGTAATGGTTGTTGCACTTGCGCTGTTCATTTGGATAACAGTTCCCGCGTCTGCGGCTGTTAAAACATAAGAAGCGGTCTTAGTGCTAGGTGAACCACCACCCATTGCAGTTTGCTGCAAACTTGTCATTTGGGCTGCGGTCAAGACCTGCCCTGTTGTAAACGATTGTTTTGCCATTATTCTCCTTGTTTAGTAGGTAAGTATATCGTCATTTAACTGCCCATAAGTCGTATTGTCTAAAATAAATCCGTCGGAAATAGGTTCAGTTGTCAGGAAGGCTGCGGTCATGGTGTTCGGTGTTATATCCCAACGCACCCCTTGGATTGACAGGTTCTTGGTAATTACTGAACCGTCGGGTTGTATGTTGCTTATCAAGGCATTTGTGAAGTAATCAATGTCTAGGATTGTCGCAGTAGGGACATTTGTGTCAAGCATGTCAATAACCATTTCGTCAATGCGAATAGTTGTATCAGACCGAGAGCTAATAAAAAGAGCCGCAGCATTTAAGACTTCTTCGTCGGTTTCAAGGATTAGGTTCTCAGCTGTCATGGTATGGGGGAAGTAGGTAGCCACGCTATCTGCGTCGGTAAATACCTGCTCAGTACCGCCCACGCGTTTAAACTTGCCCACATTTAAAATAAGTTTGTCGTCAAAGGCTAACTTAACGCTCTTATAGGGAATACCGCCAGTTTGATTGAAAGAGATTGGGGTAGTTCCCGAAGCACCTATTGTGTTTGTCCTATTTTTAAAAACAACATTGCCTTCGTGGTTTACATACACCGCACCTTGCTCTGAAAACTCTGCCGCTTGAATTGCTGACAATGAGGTTCTAGTTGCCCCAGTATCAGCTTGAGCAGTTGAATTACCTGTGTCAATTAAACGCATACCCGCTGGAAAATCTACGGTGTCTAAAATCTTATTAATTCGCGTGCCAATGTCTTGCCCTGCCGCTTCGCCTGTAATTGTGTTAATAATTGCTAGGTTAAATAACCTAAAAGCGTCGCTGCAATAAATATCTGTGTAACCAACGCTTTCAGATTGATCGTATCTATAAGCATAATTCTGAACATAGCCGCTATAAAGAAAATACTCTGTACCGCTATAAATTGCTGAAACTCTTAATTTTCTTAAAGGTGTTACATAGGGATACCATGGGCTTGAAGTATTTTGGGGATTAAAGTCGCCGTTATTATCGTAAACGGTAATGATTGCAGTACCAGCCTCGTAAGTATCTCGTCCAATACTGCGTCCTCTAGTTATGTTGACTTGTCTTGTTACGCTAGTTAAATCTGCAATTAAAGTTGCGCTTCCCTCAATACCTAAAATGTCTTGGTCTAAAATGCCTGAACCCAAAACAAGGGGAAACCCAAAGGTAGCACCCGAACTAAAATCTAAGGTTACTTTAAGTGTTACTGGTAAAGGCATTACTGATAATCTCTAACTCTGCCAATACTTGAGAAAGAACCTGAAGCAGATGAATCAACTAATTGCATACGGATTGTGTCAGCTAAGTCTTTATTGCTGATAACACTTCCTTGAACGGTTACATTGACATTAGTTCTTGCTGCGCCACCTTGATCTCCACCGCGACCCAATGAGCGTTCCAAGTTAGTTAAATCATTTCTGCGTTGCTCTAATGCTCTTGCTGCTGCACCTTGATCGCCACCTAATCCTAGCCCTGCAAGACCGCTAGTAATTGGTGCAGTTGCAGCGCTGCCACCGCCACCGCCAGCACCGACGCCCCCTAATGTGCTACTGGTATAAATAGTGTCCACAATTACGGATAATTTTGGGGCTTTTAATCCGTCAAGTGCTTTTTGTATTCCGTTAATGTCGTTGATTGCTTCCAGTACATCTACTGGATAATCTCTAAATGGATTTAATGCAGACGGCAATTTTGCAATTGCTAAAGCAAGGTTGGTAGTTTGTAGTTGAGAAATAGCAAGTTGCGCTGCAAGTCTTTCGGCTTCAGACGCATTGCCTTGAATCAAAGCCAACTGTAAAGATAGTCTTAGTTTCTCATCTTCGGTAACTTGACCTTGAAGTGCTGCAAGGATTTGGATTTGGTCTAAGTCAAAAAGGGTTTGCGCTTTCTTTAATTTTGCTTGATCTTTAAGTGCCTTAGTTTGAGCTTGAGTTGCCTTTAATTGAGCAGCGGCAGCGGCTTTAGCGTCGGCGGCAGCTCTAGCAGCTGCACCTTCAGCATACTTAGCAGCACCGCCTTGATCTCCACCAACACCTAGGGCTTTGCTTGCACCAAATAGATTTAATAGATTTTCTGTTGCTCTAGTAGTTGAATCACTTAATGCTTCAACTCCTTTTGTTACTAAGCCAATGGCTGCAAACATACCAGCTGTTAAAGCGGCTGCACCTATTGGATTAAATAAGAAGTTTCTTGCTACTGCGCTTGCAAGTAAAGCATTTCTTAATGTTTTAACTACCTTAACAATAGCTTGTACTGAGGCAATGAAGGTAGCAATTTTGTTAACTGTAAAGGCAGCGGCTAACACAATTGCAAAAGACTTAAGCAAAACTATGTTATCTGAGATTGCTTTACCAACATTGACCAAGGTTTCAGCGGCAGAGTTTCCGAAGTTAATTATCTTGCCTTGCAATTGATCTATGTCTGTTGATTTAGAAATCTGCATTAAAGCTTCAACTAAACCTGCGCCAATACTTACTTTTGCTGAATCGGCAGCAACTTTTATCTTGGCTAATTTACCTGCAAAAGTATCTGCGGCGGCAGCGGCAGAACCTTTAGTTACATTTGTAATTTCTTTTAATATGGCAGCAAAATTACCTGAAGCAAGTGTCGCTTTACTTATGCCCAAATCTAGTGTGCCTATGCTCTTTGTATTGCCTAAGTAAGCCTTGCTTAAGGCGTCTGCGGCGGCAGTAACGCTAATGTTTTGGCGAGCAGCAATATCTAGGGCTACATTTGTAAGGTTTTGAGCAGCGCCAAGGCTTCGTGTAGTTGTAAGTAATTGTTGATAAGCAGGAATAAGTTGGTCATCAACAACGCCAAATTGTAGTTTAAGTGAGTTTAAAAACGCGAGTGAATCTGAAGTGGCAAACTCAAAGCCAATAGTTCTTAATGAGTTCTTAAAAAGGTTAAGTTGTTTCTCTTGCGCTGCGAAAGCGGATATTGCAGACTTGGCAAAAGCCGTAACTCCTACGCCAATCAAAGCCGTTTTTACTGTTCTACCTAATTTATCGGCTGCGTTTTCAGCCTGTGCAAAAGCTCTTTTACCTGTGAACTGTGCGGCAATATCAATTACTATACTCACAAAGTAACCTTTCTAAAATACTGCTTCTTTTTAAATAACTCATTTACATTGTAGATAGCAGTTAAAGCAGCTGCGTTAGCCTTGCCGCCGTCTTCAGCCCATGCACGAAAGATCAAACGACCTTTCATATAACGCCCACGCTTTGTTGAACTTTCAATGTTGCCTTGATATATCTGACCAAATGCTTGAATAAATTGTGCCCCCGCATTTGGGTTATTTGAGTGGCTAACCCCATGGTCATTAGGGTCGCCTTTGCGACCAACCCAAGGTTGACCATTTGGATTTTTTCTACCAGCTGTTTCGTAAATAGCACCCTCGGCTGATTTATTAATAATGTAATAAACAGCTTTAAATCCACGCCTGTTAGCCCTGCGTGGAGTAGAACTGTATTGAATACCTTTAACAACTTTAGCTGAGTTATACAAAGGGAACTTTCTTTGTCCCTCGGCATTTTTTTCAGACCGTTTTCTGTAACTCCAATTGCTTAAAGGTGATTCATTTGGAACATAAGATTGAGATTTTTTTACTATGCCACCAAGGGCTAAAGCCATTTGGTCATCTAATTGCGCAGCAAGGTTAGGGGCGTAATCCTTTAAGGCTTTCTTAAGTTCAATTAAGCCTTTTACTTCGGTTGCCATTTTCCCTAGCCTTTGCGTCGTCTTTGAGAACAGCTAAGGTTGCCCTAAGCAAGTCCCTATCCATATCAATAAAAGTTTGGTGCGGAAGTCCTGTTGTAATTGCTAACCTAGCAACAAGGTAGTGAAAGGAATCCCGCGTTATCCATTTGGGGAGTCAGCGTCAAGAATCTCCACTTTAGTTAGAGTTTCTAAATACGAATCACCGAAAGGCACAGGGTGATTACCATTGCGCCTTTCAGCTTCCCAAGCCAACCAGTAAACTGAAGTTTGCTTTTCCTCGTCGCGAAAATGTTTGTGAAATCCGCTTTTAAAATGTGATTCAAATGCGTACTCAATAACAGGTGTTATCTCATATTCTAAAACATCACCTGAAGCCTTGGTTATTTTAAGTTTAATCATTGTTATCCTTTAGTTATTAAAATGTACCTGTTGTTGCGACAGCGGTCTTTGAATTACAAGTAAATGTAATATCAATAGTCCCAATATCGGCAGGGCTTGGTGCATTTATATCGGTTAAGTTATCAATTAGAATTGTACCTGTATAAAGAGGATTTGTCGTTGAAACCGCCGCGCCTGAGTCTTGCAGCGCTGAAAAAGCAACTGTTGTACCAAATGCAGCTTGAAGTGTGGCACGAACTGAACCCGCACCTGAAGCAATGTCATTGTTCAGGAAAGTTACGGTAATCGTATCAGATGACAACCCACTTGCATATTTGTGGCTGGTGTCCCCCATGGCGCTGATCTCAATTTGATCTAGTACACGGTTTAATACAAAAGATTGCACATAAGCTGAAAGATCAACGGTCGCAACCTTGAACCCAACTTTGTTATTTAAAAATGTTG